TAGATGATACAATCGTAGGACTTAAGGTTTTCCGTGACAATTTATTTATCTTTTGTGAGAACAGAATATTTAAACTAGGTGGCAGTTCGTCTAGTGACTTTGCTGTCGTGCCAGTTACAAGAAACATAGGGTGTGTAAATGGGCAGACTATACAAGAATTTGCAGGTGACCTTATTTTCTTAGGTCCTGACGGACTACGTACCATCGCAGGTACTTCAAGAATTGGTGACGTTGAGTTAGGTACAATAAGTTCTAACGTGCAAAGTTTGTTTGATGCTAACTTATCTGATTCAGGTAGTTTTACATCTATAGTTATACCCAACAAAACACAATATAGAATATTTTTTACAAAAAGTGGAACAGGCGAAAATGCAACTGAAGGGGTTATATGTGTTCTTAGAGGGCAACAATTTGAATTTGCAGAAATAAAAAGCATAAGACCAACATCAACAGATACGTTTGTATCTTCAGGCAATGTGATAGCTTTACATGGATCAGGAGATGGATTTGTATATAGACAAGAGTCAGGTAATGATTTTAATGGCACTGCTATTTCGGGAAGATATCGTAGTCCAGATTTAACAATGAATGATCCGGGAATACGAAAAAATATGCAAAGAGTAATAGTTAACTTTGCTCCTGAATCGTCAATTGATGCAGACTTATTTGTTAGATATGATTATGAAAGTAAAAACTCAGCACGACCTGCTGCTTACCCACTAGACTCAGGAGACATAGCAGCCATATATGGAACTTCCACATATGGAACAAGTTCATCTGTGTCGGGAACATACGGTGGAGCATCACAACCACTTGTAAGACAAGCAGTAGAAGGATCAGGCTTTGCAGTGGCTTTACGAGTGAACGATGGGGGAACAACTGCACCATATTCACTAAAAGGATTTCAACTAGAATATCAATTAGGAGCAAGAAGGTAAATGGCAGGATACTCAGCTAGACAATCGTCATATTCTGACGGAGACGTGATAACTGCAGCTCAGAGTAACAGTGAATTTGATGCGTTAGTATCAGCATTTAATGTATCGAGTGGACACAGTCACGATGGTTCAACTGCAGGTGATGGTGGCCCAATTACTAAGTTATTTGGTAACTCACTTATTTTTGGAGATGGTACAACAGACCAAGATATAACTGTTGCATTTAATGCAAATGGTAATGACGGTGAATTTAAATGGATGGAAGACGAGGACTATTTTGAATTTAGTGATGACATACTTATTGCTTCTACAGAGAAGTTACAATTCAGAGACACAGCTATATACATCAATTCCAGTGCAGACGGACAACTCGACCTCGTAGCTGACACAGAAATACAGATAGCAGCTACAACCATTGACATGAACGGTAATGTTGACGTATCAGGAACACTTACATATGGTAGCTTATCTGACGGTGCAATAACTATTACAGCATTTGTAGATGAAGACAATATGGCTTCCAACAGTGCTACTCTTGTGCCTACACAACAATCTGTAAAAGCTTACGTTGATACTCAGTTGACTGCTGAAGATTTAGACTTTCAAGCTGATAGTGGTGGTGCGTTAAGCATTGACCTAGACAGTGAAACTTTAACATTTACAGGTGGCACAGGCATAGATACATCTGGTAGTGGCAATGCTGTTACCTTTGCAATAGATTCTACGGTAGCTACACTTGCAGGTTCGCAGTCACTTACAAACAAAACAATAGATGTAGACAACAATACTGTATCTAACATTGAAGTTGACAATCTTAAATCAGGGGTGTTAGACACTGACTTATCTTCTGTATCAGGTAGTGATGATACAGTTGCTTCTGCAAAAGCTATTAAAACATATGTAGATGCACAAGTAACTGCACAAGATTTAGATATAACAACAGACAGTGGCACAATAGCTATTGACTTAGACGGTGAGACTTTAACTGTTTCAGGTGGAGAAGGCATAGATACTTCTGCTACAGGCAATGCTATCACTATAGCAGGTGAAGATGCTTCAACAAGTAATAAAGGTGTTGCTTCTTTTAGTTCTGATAACTTTGCTGTATCAAGTGGTGCAGTAACAATTAAAGACGGGGGTGTTGTAACTGCTGAATTAGCTGCCGATGCTGTAACAGGTGCGAAGATAGCAGATGATGCTATAGATTCTGAACACTATACAGATGGCTCTATTGACACTGCACACATAGCTGATTCACAAATAACTTTAGCTAAGATGGCTGCTAACTCAGTTGATAGCGACCAATATGTAGATGGCTCTGTTGACAATGAACATTTAGCAGGTTCTATTGCAGATAGTAAACTTAGTACAATCTCAACAGCTAACAAAATATCACTGACTGCATTGGATATAGATGGTGGTACAGATATAGGTGAAGCAGTTGCCGATGCAGACTTGTTTATTGTTGATAATGGTGCAGGTGGTACAAATAGAAAAGTAACAGCTTCTGCCCTTAAAACGTATGCAGGAGGAAGCTCGGCAAGTAAAGGCTTTGCAACAGCTATGGCAATAGCATTATAATCAGATTTTACTTGACAAAAGAAGCAATACCGAGTATAATTATATAAAAGGAAAAAGAAATGGCACAAGACTTTGAAAGAACCCTTACAGCTAACATAGACACTGCTCTTGCAGATATAAGAGCTACATCAAATAGTGATGATGCAATAGTTGGTATAAGGATGGCTAACATACACACCTCACAGATAACTGTAGACGTAGCTATTACTGACAATAGTAATAACGTAACAGCTTACCTAATTAAATCTGCACCTATACCTGTTGGTGGTGCATTAGAGTTAATAGATGGTGGTTCAAAGATAATACTACAATCAGGTGATAAACTAAGAGCAAAGTCAAGTGTAACAAACTCACTTGATGTTGTTGTCTCAGCAGTTGATACTATTAGTGAATAGGAGATAGAATGGCATACTTAGGAAATGTTGTACCTGCTAACTTCCAAGCACCACCTGCTGTTGTAAGATTTAATGGTGATGGTTCTGATACAACCTTTGCACTTGGAAGAACAATAGGTTCAGTACAAGAGATACTTGTAAGTGTTGATGGTGTTGTGCAAGATAGTGCAGCTTATACTGTACCTGATGGCTCAACATTAACATTCTCGGCTGCACCCTCAAGTGGTACAGGCAATATCTTTGTATACTTTCTTGAGTTATCAGCAGGAACAATTACACCTACAGCAGAGTTCAAGGGTAACTTTAAGAATGGTGGTATGTTCAGAACTAATGCACAAGCCTTAGATACAAACATAACAATATTAGCCACAGAAAATGCACAGGTAACAGGAACACTTACTGTAAATAGTGGTGTTACATTGACTGTCAATGATGGTGGAAGGTTGGTGGTGACATGAGTACAATAAAGGTAGACACATATCTAACTCGTGGTGGTGCATCAGAGATAGCTATTGACAAACTAAAGGGTGTAACTGCTGCAGGTTCAATGCTTGTGGTAGGAGAAGGTGGTACAACGACTACTAATTTGCAACAAGGATTGGCGAAGACTTGGTTAAGAATGAATGGTGACAACACACCTGCTATTAATGACAGCCTTAATATAACTAGTATAACAGACCAAGCTACTGGAAATTATAGAGTAACTATTGCTAATGATATGGCTAATGCAACTTACTCTGCAACTACGGGTGCTGGTGGTGCTACTAGTAATAATACATTAATGAACTGTGCAACTCCCGGTGATGCACTAGGAGCAGGAACTATTGACCTAGACCTTCAGTATCAACATCAAACAGCCAATGACCCCGAAATAGTTAGTTTTGCACTACATGGAGACTTAGCATAATGGCATCACAATTAAAAGTAGATACACTCACAGGTGTAACCACAGCAGGTAGCATAGTCGTTACAGGTGAAGGCAATAGTACAACAACTAATCTGCAACAAGGGTTGGCGAAGTCTTGGTATCACTTAGATGGTAGTGGTACAGTTGCTTTAGATGACAGTTTTAATTGTGCAACTTTAACAGACAATGGAACTGGAGCTTATAACACAGCTTATACTAATTCTATGTCTAATGTAAATTACTCTTCATTGTTTGGAGGAGCTTCACAGTTAGACATTGGAACGACAGCAGTAGCAACAGGAAGTCATACTATATTAGTTAGGCAAGGTTTTGATACAACAACTACAGATGCCGACCCTATTTATAGTGGAATATTTGGAGACCTCGCATAATGGCTAGTATATTAAGAGTAAACACATTAACAGATGCAAGTAGTAATAATTCTACTGCTATGAGTACAATCAATCAGGGTACAGCAAAGT